TCAAGATCATCCTCCTGATCGTTGTATATAGGGTCTTCTCCGAATACTTTTTTGTCATCTATTTCAGATGAATGGGGAGCCGAAGCCCCCTCATTATCTACAAAATTTAACAATTGTTCCAGAGAAATGTCGTTATTCAAATTAGACATGTTAAAATTATTGTTTAAAAATCTTAGTTACTAACGCTGTAGCTTGTTTTGCCCTACTTTCGACTCTGGGAAGTAGGCTTAGAAGCATTCAGCTTAGCTATTTTCTCTTTACTTTCTCTATCTTTTCTATTTTCTTCCTCTGTATGTTTAAGTTCTTTTTCTTTAAATCGAATTCCTTCTTTAAATTTTTCTACTTCTAATACATCAGGAACATTATTATCATTTACATCTTTATCTTCAGACCAAGATAATGCTTTTACCATTTCCCTTTTCATAGCTTCTTCATCTTTTTGAGCTTGTAATTCTTTTTGGAATTGCATTTTTCGATCTTCTACTTGCATAGATATTTCTTGGGCTTGTTTTTGAGCTTCTTGCTGTGCTTGAATCTGCTGCATCTGTTGTTCTTGCATAGACTGTTCAGACTTTTGAATACTTAGCTCTAGTTCTCTAATTGAATCAGCTTTCAGTAGTGTAATAATATCACTAAATCTAGCTTTGTCATTTTGAAGCAAAGGCTGTGCTAACCCTTTTAATTGTGTAAATAAATCTACATCTTTAGAAGCATTAGAAACAAATACTCCAATATCTGAATTGGTTAATGAATCAGCTGGAACTTCTAAAGTTTTAAGAGACATATCATCAAGTACATACTGTTTAATAATAGACTTATCTTTCCAAGCAGCTTGTGCACATTGGACTAAAGAATTGAGTATGTCTTCCCACAATAAATCATGAGGTTTGAAATATACTGCTTCAGTAACAGTAGAGGACCTTATAAGATTTTGTTGTGCATTAGTTACAGCTTCATTAGCCGCTGTTTGTCCTTCTCTTTGTCTAGTTATTCCTGCAACATCATTTATCTGCTCATCTACAGATGCAAGCAGTTGAACATAATTAAGGATATGCTGCATGTTAGATCTGGATGTAGCACCTGTAATCTTTCCTCGTTGGTAAGATCCAGGAGAGTCTCCGTTTTGAAGAGGATTAAAAAAGTCTATATCCATTTCTTCAAGATAGTAAATAGTCTTTTCTAGCCCTATATCTTCAGGCACCATAGACATATCAAAATGGAATATCTGCCCCTTATCACGTGCTATAAGACGTTTAAGCTTATGCGCTATAATAAAATACAAATACTGAAAAGGTTTCATTCTTTCCATTAGAGATATAGCATCACTATTCATATTAGAATATACTACACCATGATATCCTAATTTAATTTTATGAGGATTATCTACAGATCTATACTGATATTCTTTAGGGCCTATGCAACAATAAATATTGTCTCCGATTCTAACTCCTTCCCATACTTCTGGCACATATTTCCATTCAAGACTTATATCATCAAATTGGTAAGTAACAGTCCTTCCGTATTTTTTAGAGTTGGTTACTATCTTTTCAGCGTAAGAAGGGACTTTAAAATCTTCTGAAACCATTTGCATTTCTTCTTCTCCATACTCATTCATAAATTTTATGAATCCTACTTTCTTTTGAGACCGCCATTCTACATGATATACTACCCAGTCTGCTGCTTTTCCTTTTCCATAAGAACCTTGTTCATATTGATCACCTATAGTATTAGCTAAGTGTAAATCTGAAGGAGAATCATGGTAGTATTTCATATCCTTATACAACTTCATTTCTGTGCCTGGAACTCCACTCCAAGTACCTTCAATACGATCAATCTGTTCTTGAGTTAAATGTGCTCCAAATCTATCTAAGATATCCCCAACATTCATTTTGGTTCGATACCCAGCATAGAGACCATCTTGAATAAATTTAACTTCAGGAGACTTATGATAGAATACTCCTAAGCTATTTAAAAGTTGACATATAGGTTCTCCATTTTCTATACCAATTCACACATGTTCTTCTCCTGAAAGAAGTCCATGTTTAAATGCATCATTTTTCTTATCTAAAATACTTTCTTTTTTAGTTAGATATTCTAAGATATTGTTAGCAAGTTTCTCTCTAGAATCTTGATAAGTATATCTCATATAATCTTGTAAATGCTCTGGTTTTATAATTTCCCCAGTCTCTGGGTTTGGTTGCCCTATTTCTGGATTATACCTAGAAAGTATTTGAGTAGTATAGTTAGATATGAATTCAGAGAGAAGTTGTTTTTCATGTTCTCTCTTTGATCGAATTCCTTCACTATTCACTAAAATAGTTTTATAATTAAAGGGCCTTTTATACTCTTCTCCTAATAATGCATTTATTTTATTAGGTGTTTTATTGTAGGGTTTTATTTCATCTTGAAACTGCCCTACTTCAATCCCTAAAGGATTGCAATCTTTTTCAAAATCAGCTTGATTTATAATATTATTATACAATTGGTAAGAAGAAAGCATTCTTGTATACCTTGTTTCTAAGTCAGAGGCACCATTACTATTGTCTGTAAGTATTAATAAATCAATGACTCTTCTCCCCCAAGCATTGTCATTAGCTATTTTTTCATCATAGCTAATACGCTGTTTAGGAAAATTTACATCTGAAAAGGTCATATTATATTGTTTGTTTAAATAATCTTTTATTATTAGTCAAAAGATTTTTTACTTCTTTTGAGAAATTTTGTTCTGTTGTTACTTCATTTATAGCTTTGTATTGATTATAAGTTTCATTTATACCTATAATACACCCCATAAAAGCCATTACAGCATCAAAGTTTCCATCTAAATTAAAAGCAATAAGTTGTTCTATTAAAAATCTATCTCTAAGTTCGTCTAAATTTCGTATAACTTTTCCCTCTTGAGTACTCCGTTCTTCTAATAATCAATCTCGTACATATACAGCACACTCTAATTTCATGTCTCTGGTTGACATAGGATACCCATAATCTAAAGTAGGAGCCTGTACATGAGTAGCTTTTTTTGTAAGGACAGTCTGCGGTTTATGTGCAAGTAAATCTAAGCGTTTAATTTTTTCAAAGTATTCTTTTACGTTTCCTCTAACATTCTCAAAATAAATTCTAGCATCTCCATAAAACTTTGACATTTTATAAAGAGTCTCATTTACTATATGCCTTCCTTGCCAAGGTCTTCCATAAAATACAGCTACTACTTGGTCATGACCAAGTTCTGTAAAATACTTTTTAGTCTTAAGTACTTGAATTGCTCCTAAAGAGTCACCTTCTTGAGAATCTGAACCATAGGGGTCATGTCCAATAATATAAGCCCCTTTAGGTACTTTTCCATCTATTAGGCATGGCATCTCATATATAACTACTGCACCTTCTCTAGAACTCTCTTTTCAAGGAAACTTATTTATGGGTAGTAATTCTTTCTTTACATCTATTTTATAATTTACACCATTATATTCTACATTATCTGGATCAAAATATAAAGACACAACAGTCTCAAAGTGATTTCATTTTCCTTCAAGTTTTCCTGCTAAATCTCTAAGTTCAGGAATAGGCATTATGGAGCCTGCTCTTTGTAAGAACATCTCTGATGGGACTAAAGGTCTATTTACTATTTCCCCTTCAAGAGAAGAAGAAGATCCTTTAGTAGTTCTAAGTTTTTCTCTTACCTTCTCTAGATAAGCTTTTGCTTCTTCTACTTTAGTATTACCTTCTAAGTCTTTATAGTCGTCTAATCCTATGTATGCAGGAACAAAATATCCTATCTTTCCCCTAAACTCCCAAGTATCATCAAATGAAAGACAATCAAAGTTCTCAGGTTCATAGAACATTTTTTGTGCTGCTATAGTTCCTCCTCCAGACATATCTCCTCCAGTTCCTATAAACATCATAGATCCAAATTTCTTAGAGCCGTCTCTTTGACATTCTACTGAAGCATTATAACAATCTATAAGATTATCGAACATACCTACTTCCTCAAATAACATAACCCCTGGCCGCGTTCCATTTGCAGCAAAGGGGTTATCTCTAAACGTTCTATGTTTTATATTAGACTTACTTCCTACTCATTTTCAGTTATTACCTATTCTCTTTTTATATGTAGCTACCATTTGATGTCCTGGAGCTCAAGACCCTTGACTCAACTTAGAAAAAGGAGAAGGATAAAATTGTCCACCTATTTCCATAGCTCCTGGAAGTCTTTCTAACATAACTTTAGTTTTATCTAAAGTATCCGCTGAATATTTAGCCTCTCCTGCTCCAACTACTATTTCTGCTGAAGTATCTTCTCCAGTAATATATTCATTTTTTCCGTCAAATAAAAACTCATGTGATACTATTCCAGCTAATGAGTAGCTCTTACCATAACCTCGAGCCCCAATCATAAATAAATTCTTAGAATTATTTTCAAATAATGGGCGCCCTTTATTAGAATCATAAATCTTATTTAAAGCTTCTCTGGCAGGAACATATTCTTTCAGTTTTCCCGTATTAGGATTAATAGCATGAGGATAGTCAGAAATGATAAAAGGAGTAGGGTCAACCTCACCAAGGTCCCGCCACTCCTTTACTACTTCTAACGAAGTATATTCTTCATCTAAAATAAATCCTGAAAATCCTCTAGCTTCAGTCCATAGTAGAAATAATTTTCATTCTAGGTCTCTTAAAGAAGGTCTTGCATAACTTTTAACTTTAGACTTACCAACATTCTTTTTAATAGTTCCGTAATTAATATAGTAATACAGTTTTCCCGGCATATACTTACCAGAAACTCATGTTCCTTCTATACATTTCCTCTTCTCTTCCCTCCAAAATGCTATACTTTTTTGGGAAGAAGGGTGGTATCTAGGAATTTCTTTTACTAAAAATTCTTGGTTACTTATCAATTGTTATTTCTAATTGCTTAAGAAGTCGAACTAATTCCGACTTGTTTTTAATATTTCCTATAAAGAGAGTCACGTTTCTACTTGTACCTGTATCATATCTATCTATTCTAAATATTTGAATAGTATTAGTATTTGTAAAGCTTAAAGGTAATAAAACATATTCTACATCATTTATAATGATCCTGTATACTTTATCTTTATCTTGTTTAAATCCTAAAGACTCTATATCTTCTTGATCAAGATATTTTATTCTAATTTTATTACTGGATAATTTATCTGAGAGATTAGAGGACGCTTCATAATAATTAATAAAATCTTCCTCAGATTGTATACATCTATGTCAAGAACCTTCTAATTCTTTTGGAATCTGACCTCAATCATTAGATTCTAAAATTGTATCATATTCAAACCCAACATGAAATTCTGAAATTTCTGGCGTATAATATTTATTTTCCATCCGTTATAGTGGTATGAAAGTCCATTGAAAATCCTGTATCTTGAAAATAATCTCTAAAAAATTCCACTGTAAAGTCTGGTACAGCATATTCTAATACTTTATCTAAAGTTTCATATGGCCCCATTGCATAAAGATCATATCTTTGATGATGAGGAGTAGAAGCTGTAAGCATATATCCATCTTCATCTTTTGTGAGTTCTATAATAATTTGTTTTTTCATTGTAGTAAGCATAGTATTTTTTTTCTTTAACTAGTCCGGGTCATACACCTGAGTTAAATTCATCTATATACATATTAATAATTAAATTACATATCATACATTCCTTGAGGCTCTCCATAATTTGGAGGCATGGAGGAAGAGTCTTCTTTAGCTACTGTAATGGCTACAGAAGTAGATAATAGCATGTTAGCTACTGAAACCGCATTCTCTAATGCTGAGATAAGAACTAGTGCAGGATCAATGATACCCATTTTAGCAAGATCTTCATAAGACCCTTTGTTAGCATCGAATCCTATATTACCGCCTATCTTGTCCAGAACTACATCTGATGATATGGCAGCATTCTCACATATTGTCTTAATTGGTGCTTTAAGAGCAGTATTCATGACCATTGCCGTGATGGTACTATCTGTATCTTCATTAGAAGCATTTAAATAAACTAATCCTCCTCCAGGAACAATACCTGCTTTTAGTGCAGCTTGCGTTGCTTGAATAGCATCGTCTACACGATCCTTCTTTTCTTTCAATTCAATCTCTGTAGAAGCACCTATTCGGACAACAGCTACCTTACCAATAAGTGCTGCTATGCGCTCTTTTGATTTTTGGATTTCATAATCAGATTCAGAAAGTTCAATTTCGGCCTTGATACTTTCGATGCGTTTCATGACTGCATCTATATTAGCATTAGAAGCTACAATTGTCGTGCTATCCTTACTAATTATAATCTTTTCTGCTGACCCTAAATCAGACAATTGAATATCGGTTAAGATCTTACCAGTCTTTTCTGAGATGACAACTCCCCCGGTAAGTATTGCAAGATCTTCAAGTATTTTTTCCCTTCTCTCCCCAAACCCTGGGCTCTTTATTGCACATAGCTGTAAACCTGCTTGTACTTTATTAATAAGTAACATGTTTAATGCTTGTGCTTCTATTTCTTCAGCTATAACAAGTAAGGGTTTTTTACTTCTAGCCGCTAACTTAAGTACTGGGATGACATCATCAGCAGCACGTAACTTTTTATCATAAAATAAAATCAATGGATTTTCTAATTCTGCAGTAAACTTAAGTGGATTAGTCATAAATAAAGGAGAAACATACCCTCTATCTATCTTAGCCCCTTGTGTCACCTCTACATGTGTTGAAGTAGACTTAGAATTCTCTGCTAGTACGATACCATTCTCTCCTGCTTGAACAAAAGCTTCTGCGATAAGAGCCCCAATTTGG